CGCCTTGTTTGTTATGATATCATTTAACCCTGCCATATTATGCCTCTGCTCGTTGTTGTGCTTCTTCTAAGTACGCCAACGCGCCCTTAGAGTCCGGTGGTAATTCTTTTGGGTTGTGTCTTTGTGCGTGCTCTCTAATTACCTGTAAAAATTCATCTAGTACATTTGCGCCCGCGTCGTTACTTCCATTGCCTAGCTTAGATACAACATCGGCCGGTATAACAAACTCACCGTTGGCTAACATGGCCGGCACGTCATCGCTGGTGCCGTCACCTGCGCCTTTTACATAACGGTTCTCTAATGAGTTTAATCCACCCTCAGAATAAAACTCTGGGTTGTGTCCCTCGATGTGGCCGCCCGCGGCTCTCCCTTGCAGGTAGTCTGGCAAACCTGTTAGTATATAATTAATTTGTGCTTTGGTTAGACTGGGCGTTAGTGCGCCGCTAATTGCACTCTTACCGGCGGTGTCCGTTGTTGAGAATGGATCATAGGTAGACCCACCAGTAGCCATCTGTGGAATAATTTGTGGTGCGTTATACATTGGGTTTACCATATCTTGATCAGATGGTAAACCAGATAAGTTATAGTCCATTCTTTCTGTCAATCCCGCCGTTAAGTTTTTAATTCCACCAGTTTGATCTTGACCGGTCAAACCATACATGCCGTACATACCGCCAGGTATAGTAAATCCACCGCCGCCAATACCGCCGATACCAAAGCCACCTGTACCAGTTCCGCCGGTGCCACCGCCAGCTCCGGTGCCGGGTTGTGTGCCACCTCCGCCGCCAACTCCTGGCTCTGTACCGCCGCCGACACCAGTGCCGGGTTGTGTGCCACCTGATCCGCCAATTGTTGTGCTGGGTTGTGTAACAGTTCCACCACCAATAGCAGGGGGTTGTGTAACAGTTCCACCACCAGTAGTTGGTGTCGTTGTAGCTAAAGTCTTAGCTTTTAAACTTGGTTCTGTAAATATTTTGTCAATTAAACTCTGGTAGTAGTCTGTCTGATCTGGTGGTGTGTACTCAGTTTGTTGAGGCTGTTCGGGTTGTAATACTAACTGATTATATTGTTTATCGTACTCTTCTTTAGTTATTTGACCAGATTGAAGTTTTGTATCTAGTTCATTAACTTTTTGGGCTATTTCTTCAAATTTAGGAGGAGCTTGTGTTACTGTTACAGAACCAGTTTGACCCGGAGGTAGATAAGCACCACCTGTACCAGCACTTTGTGTGCCAGTTCCTTGTGCCAAAATGGCATCGTCTTGGCCCTTAGCCATTTCTAAGGCCTGGGCATTATCTATGCCGCCGTATGTGTAATACTTATACGCGTTTTTGGCTTCTTCTGTCTTTAGCTTTGCCAGGTTAACGTCGTTAATATCTTGTAGTTGTGTGCCTGAACCAGTTAACCCCTGTGCTGCCGAGAAGATTGACGCTAAGTCAGAACCAAGCCCCGACTTAATAGTATCAATATAAATGTCTTGTTGTTCTTTAGACCGGCCGGCAAAGTTACTTGCTACGTCAAGTGCCTGCGTTGTGTCTAGGCCTTTTAATTTTGCGTTGTAAAACGAGTCTTGCTCTGCGTCTGATAAGCTATTAATTTTGTTTGCGGTATTAAACGCGCTTGTTGCGTCTGGGTTTTGTGCTAAAGAATCATAAAACGTTTGCGCCGCCACCAACGACATCTTAGATACATCTGGGGCAAATTCTAAAGCGTCTTCTGGACGCAAACCAAAGTTTGTAGAAAACTCATACATCCTCTGGCTATCTGGCTGTAGTAAGTTAACCTGCTCAGATAAATTTTCGGCACGCGTTAAATCACCAGACTCACCATATAACTTTTCAAATGTGCTCTTTGCAATTGGCGAATAGTCAGATGCTTTTGTGTACGCGTCTTCCACATTTTTTGCCGTGGTGTTCAACGTATTTTGCATCTCTTCGACAGACGCATTAAACCCGTCGGCGTTTTCTTTTACAATTGCAAGTTGGTCATCAACAGCTTTATACGCGGAGACATACTCATCATTTAGGTCGGTTAATTTTTTAACGTAGCCTAGGTATGTTTCGTTCTTAGCTTCAAAATCAGTTTTAGCAACATCGTACACATTGTAGTCTGCGTTATATTTTTCAGTTGCGGCGTTAACGGCAGGAATTAAAGCATTTGCCTCATCGGCGTACTGATTTGCTAGCTCAACGTTATTGGCGGCCTTTGCTTCTTCATATTTTTTAACAACAGCGTTAAACTTATCTGACTCAGTTTTGTATTCATTAAAAGACGATACGGCTGTATCGTATGCCTTGGTTGCGTTTATCTCGGCAGATTTTAAAGTATCGCCAGCGTATGTTTGCGCTTCGGCTTTAATCGTATCACTTTGCTCAATTAATGACTTGGCTTTACTATCCGTCTCAACTTGTAGGTCGGTTAATTTTTTAGCTTGGTCTAAAAAAGATTGCTTGGTACTACTTACGGCATCCTTAAATGGCTGGATTGCATCATTTAAGTTCTTTGTTAGCCCCCTAGCAACTTCAGTATTTTTTAGTGACTTTCCGGCCTCAGACAAACTAGTGCGCACAATGTTATCAACAAGCGCCGTGTTAAATATTTGACTGGCGTCTTGTCCTTTGATTGCACCAGAAGTTGCTGCCCCGGTAGTTCTACCCAATACCTGAGCTACCTTATCATTTATGCCAAGATTTTTTAACTGCGCGTTAGTTTGTGTTCCAGCAAAACTACCAGCGCCCGAACTTACGCCGGACATTAGTATTTCACTTAAATCACCGCCCTGGAGCGCTGTCATCGCGGCAGATCCGCCAGCGTTTGCCATCGCGGTATTAATTGACTGCAACACACCCGCAGGTAGCTGTGACGCAATGCTTGGCGCTACCGTGGCCGCTGTCGTTGAAATCGTGCCATTAACACCTTGCAATATTGTACTGCCGTCGCTAAATACGTGCTGTATTGTTCCGTCAGCTAATGTATTAGAGGCCGTTAATGAGGCGTCGCCAATAGAGCTGGTTAACTCATTAGCAAATGCCGTGTCTAAACCCTGAGAAATTCCGGCGGATACTGCCATGGCTGCGGCGGATATACCGGCCGATATTGCGGCCTGTTCAATGCTGCCACCATTTGCAATAACAGTTCCGGCAGAGATTACCGGCAGCGCCCAATACTGCTGCGTTGCTATGGCCGCAACTTTAAGGGTGGTACCAATTGGGTCATTGATTGCAGCCTGCCCGACCTTACCTACCTCTCTGCCAAGACTCTCCGCGCCCTTACCAATCTCTTGAACGACGGACCCGATTGTATCACCAACACTTTTTATCGCGGGGCCTGGGTCAATGCTGGCAAAAAATGAACCGACGCCACTCATTATTTTTTACCTTTTTTGGCAACAAATTTCTTTTGTTCTCCAACCATTTTAACCCTTGGCGTGTCGCCAAGATCTATGGTAACTTGGTAGCCGCCATTTACCGTTTTGTTAATGGAGTACTCCATGTTCTGAAATGGCTCGCGTTTAAGTACTTGCTCAGTTATTCTTATTATGGCGGGGTCGTTAAACTGGGCCACTACATACTTAAAACCCGCCATACCAAGGGCTTTAAGAAACTGCACGCAATTGTCTATATAGTTTCTAACAGTGTCTGCGTTAAGCGCCCTAAAAAGACCGACCGTTGGGTTAGATTTATCTTGGTGCACCACAAATATCGTGTTACCCTGGCGCATCATCAACGCGCCCATCTCGTATGCCTCTGCGCCTAAGCTGGCCTTAACCTGCTCGGCAGTATATTCGCCGCCAGTTTCCCGTGCAGCGATCTCAATAATTTCGTCTTGTGATAACTCCTTTTGCTTGGAGTCTACAAAAGATGTCACAGCAAAAATTACTTAGAAGCTGCTGCTTTTGCTTTTGCGGCTAATGCCTCTTCTACAGCCTTTTGAAAAGCTGGGCTAACAGCGTCTGTGTCAACCTTACGATTAGCCATAATTGCGTCAGCAGCCGCTTTGTCGTTTAGATATTTCATGGTTTGTTGGCCGTGCATACTATCTCCTTTGGTTAAATGCTTCTACTTATACTAATGCAAATATATGGTATTTATCGCCCTAAATCAAGTGCTTGGACCATTTAAAATAAAACTAAGAGCCGAGGCCCACTCCTGCCAGGTCTCAAACGCTTCTGGGTCTGGCACGGGGTAGCTCTCAAACGTGGTAAGCTGGCTAATGTTTTTAGCAACCTGTTTCCAGTTTTCTTCAATGTCGTACATAATTGGCTCTTCACCAAAGTAATGTAAGAAGTTACCGTTCCAATCTTCCCAGGACATATACTCTGGGTTGATCGGGAAGAATGTTTGGATACTCACGGACGCTCGTCGCCGTACTCTGCCGTAATTAGCAGACGGCCCATCTCAAAGTTACCGTTTAGCACGTTGGACTCAAACTTAAGGCGTACCTCGCGGTGCTCCACGCGCAGGTCAATCTTGCCGGTATCTGGGTCAAAGTAAAATGGCCCAGAGGTCTCTGTATCTCCACGGGCAAACTTACGACCTAAAATAGTCATACCCATCGTGCCGGACTGCACAAAGTCTGGCTCGATGCGTCGTAGGTGCATCCTGCGGTTTACACCGGTGGGGCTGTCTTGTGATGGTATCCCACCAACCCAGCTAATGTCGCAGGTTGTAATGCTAGATGTAATTGCAAACTCTTGGTTGAACGTAATTGCGTTTGTTCCAAACTCATGCTGCCAGAGCGGGTATCCACCCTCGATGTAATACACTAAATTACCAGCAACAAGCGCCGGATTAAAACTTTCGTCTACCGTAATTAACGTCACACCTTCTGGGTTAGTCGCCGTTATGGCGGACGTAAACAGGAATTGGCTAGTTACTACCTTATATACGGTGGGGTTACTGCCGTTAGATGTTGCAAGATAGTCACCAGCACCAAATGTAATTGACGCGTCACCGTTTAAATAGAGCTGGTTGGAGTTTAAAGCTGGTTGACTAGCGGGTTTGGCAATTACAGTAAATGGTGTGCTAAACGTGTTAATGTCTTCCCAGCCGGCCCAGATTGGTGTTGGGAATACCTCGGTGGTATACCCACACGATCTGCGTGACCCTGGCGCGCTGCCAGCGTCGTACCAGATCTTATCTTTTACATTAAATATAATAGCGTCGGTACACTCGGTAGCGTCACCGCGGGGATAAAAAAACCAGATCTCATTATACCGAGGTACTTTAGTGGTCCATACCTTTTGGCGCTGTACAAAGTTGAGGTTATCAAATAGCCAGTTTACGTTTTTATCATTTGGCAGTACAGAGACCGCACCATTGTATTGGTAGAAACGGTCAACACCCATCCAGTAAAATATACCATCCATCTCAACAAAACACGAGGATGATATGGTAGAGATCTGGCTAGAAATAATATCATAGCGCCAGTACAACGGAGCCGTGCCGGTAAACGAGACACGAATTAAACTATCGGTTGCCCAGAACAATCCAGACGGTGAGTTAGTACCACCACGCACCGGTATGCCCTTAACAATCTTAGACGAGGCCATGTTGACCTGGTTGGCGGTTGCCCCGTTCCAGTCAGTAATTGTCTGCTGGTTGTATGTTGTTAACGTTGTGTTGGTGTCGACGTTGTTGTTGGCAATAAAGCCATCTGACCCATACACAAACGTGTAGGGATACAACACGCACACTCCACCGTCTACCATGATTGGGCGATAGGTTGGGTTTTGTCCACCAGTATCTGCTAGCCCTTGGAAGTTCCACTGGTTCGAAGAATTTGGTAGCAACCCACCCGTTAATACTTGGGTTTGAATAGCGTTGTCAATATTAACTAGGTTTTGACCTGGGTGTGCCAATACTTGCAGTGATCCACCCGCAGGCGAATACTGTAAATCAAACTGCCACAACAGATTTAGATCGGGTGTAAATGTTTCATCATACAACGACACTGTTGTTGGTGTTCCTGCAATACTAGCGGCCGTTACAGTTACCGTTGTGTTTGGTGCCAAATAAACCGCACTGACCACTGTAGTTGAAGTAGTAATGTCGTCGTCAAATATAACCGTCATTGCGGCAGGAAACGCCGCAGTCACGTCACCAGCAATTACAAAGGTGCTGGTTGTATTTGATACCAACGTAAATGGTGAATAGCCCGGTAAAATATTTACAGTAAGCGGACCACTGCCAACGCCAAACGTAGTGCCTGTTGTAAATACTTCTAAACCGTACTCGTTACCAACGAATACATAGTTAACGCCGTTAAATGAGTTAGCGATCATACCACGTGGTATACCAGTAAACGTCGAAAACAGCTCACGGTAGCCACCCATTTTCTTGGGCACACCACGTTGAAAACGGCACCATTCTCCGTCACTAAACTCGCGTGACTCAAATACTGTGCCGTCTCGTTTTATGCCTGGCTGTACGCCAAGCGTGTAGACCAGATTATACTGATCTGGTAACTTGTTTTCTCCAGCCATTAGAACGTCCCGCCACCAATTAATCCCGCGTTAAATGTTGCCGGTGTTGACACTTGTGGACTTAGCGTGTTGGTATTATCTAGCCTTAACATATTAGTTGAGTTAGCTGATAAACCAAGCACGTTAGTTCCAACTAAGTACATGCCCGTGTTGGTGTTGCTAATAAATGAATGTGATGGTGCCGCGGCGGTTCCATCAATTGCGAGGAACACATTGGTCGTTGTTTGGCTAATAACATACAGGAAGTTACCGTCGCTTAGTACCAAGGCAATTGCACCGTCTACTAAATTAATCGGCGTCTGAAGGCTGCCAGATACTTGAAACGTGACGTTGTATGTTGGTTGTCCTGTGTCGTTAACTAATACGTACAGTTGTGTCGTGGCTGGTAGAGTAACAGCTAAAGTAGTCGAGCGTGTGCCAGATAGCGCGACATATGTCTGAATAATTGGTGCGTATGACACAAGACTGAACGTACCACCAATAATTGAATCCACATCATACGTTGCGGATGTGAATGTTACATTGGACGGCACTCCCAAACCAACGGTGAAGAAGTTGTTGGTTGACTGCTGAAACATAATAAAACCAGACTCTGCTGGGTTTACATCTAATGTTGCGCCGCCGTTAATTAATGACGCGCCCTGCGGTGCAAATGTTAGCGTACCAGTTCCGGTATTTCTAAATGCAATAAACCAACCGGCAGTTAAACTGGTTGCCGTTGGTAAGTTAATTGTGTCGTTACCAGAGGTCCAGACAAACGTACTTGCACGGCTGGCGTCGGTAATTGTGGGTGGGGAGGATACCTCAATAATATTTTGTGTGGCGTTTAATTTGCCAGCAAGCGCTACTAAACCAGCGCCGGCTAATGAGGCGGCATCGGCGGAAGATGTGCCGGCACCAAAGGTTACGTTTTGCCAGACACCCGCAGAGGTTGAATTATCAGATAGATAAAAGTATTTAGATACACCCGCTGGAATTGAAACCGATCCAGTGCCAGTAAAATCTTGAACAGTAAACGCAACGGCGCCAAAGTTACGGATTAAAATATCCGCACCAGTAGTGCCTTGGTTTGCCTCTGGCAGTTTAACAATTAAACTAGCAACAGACGGCGTAGCGTCGATAATACGCGCGGCGGGGACTTGTTGTGGGTTTACAATGGCTGGCCAGTAGAGCTGTACGTTGGCGCTGAAGTTAAGCTCGTAGTACGATACGTCGGTTGGCTGTACGACTGTTCCGGTAAACGGTGATGTAAATATTGGCATATATTATGGTTCCTGGACCGTAGTATTTCTATCAATACGACGCGAGTTGTCTTCTTTCTTCAACGCAGCTAATGACTCGGTGTAATATCCCTTCCAGACCGGCAACTTATCCAGCGCCTTCAGGTAACCCTGGGCCTGGAGTAATGTGCCAAACAACATCGCCTGTGGGCACTCGCGCGTGAACAAGTTAGTCTGGTTAGAGGTGTCTAGTGGCTGAATTAGACTGTAGTAAATAATTTCTACAGGATAATCTTGGTCTGGTTTTGGTGCAAAGTTCCAGTTGTTGTAGTCATACTCGCCGTAATACTTTGGCTGTCCGTTGCTAGACTGTGACTGATACTGTGCAATGTAATCCTGTGAGCGCAACAACATAGGCGCGCCGTTAACTTTCATTGACACTGTTTTACGCCAGCGTGCCGGTTTAGCTAACACGTCTTCATTGGTGGGTAATGTGGTCTCCACAACGGTTAATTGTAATAGCGACTTTAACTCGGCAGCAATTGCAGCCTCGGCTAAACCAATTAAGCTGGGGATCTGTGCAACAAACCCGGCGTCATCACGTTCCATGTAACGCTGGACGTCTAGCACCAGGTTGTCGTAGGTCATTACGTATGCGCCGCTCATCGTGTATAGTAGCTGTAGTTAGGTTGGAAGTAAATTGGCGACTTGTCGCGCTCTTCTTGTGCCGCGTCGTACTCTAGTTTAGTGGCCTGCGTTTCTAAATACTGCACACGGGCTAAATCAATCTGTGGTAACTGTAAAGCCAGTTTGTGTGATAGTGTGGCCTGAATAGAGCCAATCCAACGGTTGGGTAGATATAATTCATTTGTTAACGATCCAACGTCTGGCATCTGTGTCTCAACGATTAATTGAAACACTTGGTAGTTATTGTTTGGCACGGGCCACAGGTACATGCGCGGCTCAACTAAACGGTCAAACCAATATTGCAGTGTTCGCTGGCTGGGGAATTGTTTATTGGGGAGGCTCCAGTAATCGTTACGGTTTAATCTGGCCATAGGAATAACCTGCTGGCTCTGTGCGAACTGGATGGCACGCAACGAGAATGTTGCTAATGTGTTTCGGTTCTTTAATCTAAAGTAATAGAACTCTTGTGTGGCGTTTATGCTAAAGTATGCCCACTCACGGTCAGCCAGTGTGGTGGATGGGAACGACTCCCACACCGTCCAGTTTGTTCCGTCGTTACTGACCTCAAAGTCTAAAGTATAAGTTGCCGTTGTTCCGGGGCAGTACGCGTTAAATCCAACGTAAAACAATCGTGTCTGCGGGCTGTATGCGGCGCCGAAGTAATTATCTACTAGCGTCGTAGTTGCAAAAAGATCTAGTGTGTCGTTTGCGTCTTGGTCAAACAAATTAACCACGTTTGGGTTTGATGCCGGCAATAATCCACTGTACGATGGATTTGTAATATAAACCCAGTTTGCCTCACGCACGTCAATCGTGCTCTCTG